CCCGCGACTACTGCAGCGAGCACGACCTCAGACCCGTCTGATACAATCGATTCCGTCGCCGTGGCGAAGGCGAGGGATACTTCTCTTGAAAAGAAAAAACCTCCCTCACCGCCCATTCCCGGCGATATTTTTATTTTGCCCTTGCATTTCCACCGCCTGAGAGAGCATTCTCTGAGCCAACGAGAGCATCATCCTCTCGGCTTACCCAACGACTGCGACATCGCCTCCGGCAACCCAGTCAAGGCACTGCGCGAGCCTCCGCATCCCGCGCCCTGATGACCTGAACCGTAGGTGTCTCTTCCCTTGCATTCCAACGGCGTCTGCATCCTCACCCCGAATCAAGCCTTCCAGCTGGAAACAAACGGGATTCTTCCCGACTGCCGCGCACATCGGCACCTCTCACGCGGCAGAGCCGACACCCTGGTTGAGGATCACATCATCTTCCGCGATGATCATGGCGAATACGTGCGCTACCTCGAAGCGCGCTGGGTGGGCAAGGGGAAACACTATATCGCTTTCGTTCGCGCTCGTGAATGGAAGCGCATGGACTCGTCCGGTACGACAACTATGCAGCTCGTGCCTGCAGGCGGCGCATGGTGAAGGGAGAAACTTATGCCAGTCATACTCGCTAACCTCTATCGCGCCAGCGTGGTCCTGAAATCGAAGATTGCGGTCGGGCACCATCGCAGCGAGGAAGTCACCGTCATTGCGCAATCGCCCGCTGCCGCTATCGGCGTTCTGCAATCGCAGTATGGCAACGATCTCCTCGTCGTGAATGGTCCGAACCTCGCGATGACGGGTGCTTACACCACCATGACAGGTTCGTGATGGCGGAGAAAAAGAAGCAGCTCTACAACGGCCTCTATCGCGGAGGCCCCAACATGAAGCCGGGGCAGCCCACGCTCAATCCTGCAGGTCGCGCCGGATCGCGCATGGACACGCTGATCTCGCATGCCCTGCGCGATATCTTGGCGTCCATCGATCCCGCGAGCAAGGAGAAGAAGACCTACGCCCAGAAAATCGCTCGTTTGCTCATCAACTGCGCGACCGATCCCGATCCCGAGCTGGACAAGACGCGCATCATGGCGCTCGCGGAGATCATCGACCGCACTGAGGGCAGGCCCAAGCAACAGCTCGATGTGAACGACGTGACCGCCGAGCTGCGGGCACGTTCCACCGAAGACCTCGAATTCAAGCTGGAAAAGGGCTATTGGCCCGAGGAAGCGCATCTGCAGCACAAGCAATCGCCGCCCAAGATCATCGATGGCGGCAGTCCCACCATGCAATGAGCAGCGAACCAGTCTCTCTCAGTGGCCGCGAGAACATCATCTCGGACATCCTGATCAAGCAGGAACTTGCGCGGCGGCGAATATGGGATCAGTGCGCCCATAGAGTGGCCTCCTTCGAGGCCGGGCCTCTGCTCTGGCTCACCGACCACACCGCGACCGAGGACTTGCACTGGATGCAGAAGGGCACGCCTCCGGTCGCTCCCTTTCCCAAAAAAGAATATCTGCGCGTCGCGCTGCACTACATGCTGGTGTGCGACACGCTCTTCATCCCCAAGTCGCGGGAGATGATGACCTCGTGGCTGGCCTGCGGTTACATCGCCTGGATGACGCAGTGGTTCCCGCACATGTTCTGGATTCTGCAGACCGAGAAGGAAGACAAGGCCACCGAGCTGATCAACTACTGCCGCATCCTGTTCCAGCGTCAGCCCGAGTGGATGCAGGAGCGCAACCCGCTGGTGGTTTCGAACGCGGTCGAGCTGAAACGCGCCAACGGTTCGCACATTCTCGCGGTGCCCCAGGGCGAGAACCAAGTGCGCCTGTTTCATCCCCACGGATATTTGCAGGATGAGAGCGCTTTCCTTCCCGAGGCAGAGCAGTCGTTCAACGCGGTGCGCCCAGTGTGCAAGCAAATCATCGCGGTGAGTTCGGATGAGATTGGCTGGTTCCACAACGAATCGAGACGCTAGGAGAAAATTTTATGGCGATCACAACTGCAAACGTCTATCGCTGTTCGATCACGCAAAAATCTCTGATTAGTCCACCCGGTACGCTGCCACCCGCTGCGGGATACGGGAACGGTACTTCAGAACAGATCGTCGTCGCGCAAAACCCAGCGAGCGTGGTGACCGTCCTGCAAACCCAGTTCGGTGCTGACCTGTTGAACATTCAAGGCCCGGTGCTGATCGCTGCCGGGGCGTGGCTTTCTGGCGCGGCAGCGCTCGCCGAAGCTCCGCCCGAAGCGCCGCCTGCGGAAGAGCCTGTTCCCGCGAAGGCCAGCAAGAACACCAACGCTGCGCACGCCGGGCACCACAAATAAATTTTCGAAACGGAGGAGGGATTCCACATGGCCATCAACCCGTCACCAGTCAACATGTATGCCTTCAACGTGAAGCGGCTCTCGCTCATGGTTCCAGCGGGAGTGAACTTGGGCACGAACGCCAGCGCAGGCCCAACCAGTAGTACAGGTCTCGCAGCCTATGAGGGCGATCAGGTCTACGTGGTGGCGACCACGCTTGCGAATGCGATAGCGACGCTGGGCGTGCAATACGGCAGCGATCTCGGCCCCATCTCGGGTGGTGCAATTAAGACGCCCGGTGCGATCACGCAGCTGGCGTGATCTGATGCTGACCACTTCGGGTGGCTTCACCATCAGGGATGACGGTTCGTTGATGATCACGACCGCGCTGCAGGCCGGAGCCGCGAAGAATACCAGGGGCCTGACGATCAACCCCGATGGTTCTCTCTTCACCGCCATTGTGGCCACCAGCAGCGGGAGCATCCAGGCTTCAGATGGGTTCCGCTACAACCCCAATGGATCACTCGTGACCAACGCAATCAGGAAAGCCGGAGCGTATTTGGACACGGCGGGCTTCACCCGCAACCCGAATGGTGCCGTCTACATCTCGGGCACGCTGGTGGCGGGAGCAATCACGAACAGTCTTCAGCTCACCTTCAACCCTGACGGGAGCCTTTTCGCTTACTAGGAGGGTACATCCATGATGATCTATCTATCGCTGCTCGTCGCATTGATCGCGCTGGTGGCTTATCTGATCACCGCGAATCCCAAAGTTCAACAGCTCGCGCTCGTGGCGTGGGGCGCTGGGCTTCTCGCCTTCCTGCTCCAAGTCGCGGGCACGCACGCGGTCGGAATTATGGGCGGGAGGTAGGAGGCAGTCGTGGCGATCCTGTCGGAAGAAGCCAAGGAAGCTGTTCCTAAGCGGGAGCGCGGCGTGCCTGGCAAGTCGGGCACAGGCAGCTACCCGATGCCGGACGCGAAGCACGCGGCTGCGGCGGTCGGCTTCGCCGCCATGCATCACGGCCCCGCCTTCGCCGCGAAGATTCGCGCCAAGGCGCGAAGTCTCGGCTATGCAGGCGGCAAAAAGAAGTCTGCATTTTTCGGAGAGTGAAATGGCCCGCGTATCGTTCGGCAAAACTTCGCTCGGGCCTCTGCGATCTCCCGTCGCTCCGGCGATGCAGAAGGCGCTGACCGCGAACCCGATGCTGCAGGCGGTCGCGGCGCTCAAGCAGCCGCCCGAACCGAAGCCTCCGAAGCTCGCGCTGCCCAAGCAGTCGCGCAAGCGCAGCCAGTTTTTTGGAGAGTGAAACATGTTCGGCGATCCCAAGCAGCGCGATCACATGATGGCGGGCGTGCGGGCCGCGCACGCTTCGCCTGCTACTCCGGCTCATCTCCGTCCGCATCTTGAGCAACGACTTCAAGGAGGAGGCACCATGGCATTCCCACCCCGCAAAACTACTGTTGGTCCGACCGGACGCTCGCCCATCGTGACGAGAACTGGACCCATGAACACGACACCGCGCAAGACCATCGTCGGTTCGACGGCGCAGCCACCGCGCAAAGCCATGGTCGGCTCGCTCGGTGCGCCTCCGCGCAAGACGCTGGTTGGCAGCATGGCCGCGCCTCCGCGCAAGACCACGCCTGGGAACCTCGGTGTGGGAGGCACGCAGCCGCTCGGCATGGACGTCGCAGATGAAGGCCCCATCCAGACGGCGAATCCGATCTCAGGATCGCGCTCCATCGGCGACAGCGACGGCAACCTCGGGCGCAGTACGTCCCCGATGCCGCCCGCTGCGAATGGGCCGCCGAATCCCGTGCTCGCATACAACAAGCCGCTCGGCCTGAGCGATGTCTTGGGAGGCGGCCAGGGGTCAGCTGCCAAACGTATGGGCCGTGCGCCGACTCCGCGCCGTGGTCGCTCTGTAGGGCGCAGCGCATTTTTCGGGGAGTGAGTTATGCCAGCTACCTCGACTGCGCAACGACGCCTCATGGCGATTGCCGAGCACCATCCTGATCAGCTGTACGCCAAGAACGAAGGCGTGCTCAATATGACGCATCAACAGCTGCACGATTTCGCAGCCACGAAAGAAAAATCGCTGCCGCATCGGGTCAAGAAAACAAAACGAAAGCGAGACGCATTTTTTGGGGAATGAAGTAGTCGAGCATCCACACGTCGGGATGTCCACGTGGAAAAATCAGCACGGCATCACCATCCTCCGGCTGCACTACTCCGCCGATCCCGACAAGGGCGAAGGCGTGACCACCTTCGTGCCGGAGATCAACAAGCATCTCTCGCCCTGGGCGCTCACCGCCTATGGCCGCATGACCGATCCCACGCTCTACCTCAAAGAGTACGAGATCGATGCCGAGGCGACGCTCGGTGCGCTGCTCTTCCAGTTCCACGAAGAAGTGACGGTCGAGCCTGTGCGCGACATTCCGCCCGAGTGGACGCGGCGCATGGCGGTCGATCCGCATCCAGGCATCCCGCACGCATTTCTCTGGTGTGCCACCGACCAGTGGGGCGACCGCTGGTATTACCGCGAGCTGTGGCCCTCGAAGGTTTGCTACGAGTGGAGACAAGGCATCCTGCACGGCAAGCCTGGCCCGTGCCCGCAGGATGAGCGCGGCCCGAACATTCAGGAGTACGCGCAGACCATCAAGTACCTTGAGTCCGCCGAGAACCCAGAGAACCGCAAGGGCAAAGAGCCATTCGATGAGGAAATTTTCGGGCGCGTGATCGACTATGCGGCCCGCGCTTTCGGCAAGGGCACCAACGACGATCCCGAGCAGGAGAACTATCAGCAGCGCTACGAGAAGCACCTCGCGGAACTCGAAGCGGGTCGCCCTTACTTCGATGACGCGAAGAAAGACCGACAGGTCGGAGTGGAGCTGGTGAACGAAGGCCTGAAGGTGATCGAGCGCATGGGCAACTCCGGCAAGTACGAGAAGGCCAGCCGTATCCACATTCTCGGCGACCGTTGCCCTGAGCTGATCCACCAGCTGAAGAGCAACCGCCGCCAGCAGCTCAAGCCCATCATGCTGGAGCGACAAGACCCCACAGGCAAGCCCGTAAAAGTCCGCAATCACATGACCGACAACCTGCGCTACATCGAGATGTCGAATCCCATCTACATCGAGCGCGAGCCGGATCACGCCGCAGATTTCCGGCCCATGGCCCGAGGTTTCTCTTACTGACATGGCAGCCCGAG